TATAGAATCATGGCGACACATTGATGGCAGTAATAACCAAGTGCAAAAAGAAACATTGCACGACATTAAAAGTATTTTAATTTAAACGAGGCAAACAAAGATGTTAAATGAATTGACGTTGCAAGAAATGCAAATGAAATTAAAAGAATTAACCGAACGTGTTATGAAACAAGAACAAATTGATAATCAATTTAAAATTCAAACATTAGATAACTTTCAAAAAATGAATGATATAAATAGTGATATATTAAAAACAGTCGCTAAACTCAGCAAGGTTGATCTCTAGTATACAAAATATTGACTGTCACTGTCTATATAATATTCGGTAGTGATGTTGTTAACATCATATCTAATGATAGCTTTGTTACTTTGCGATAAACTATATTGCAGTGGCGGCGCATTAAATGAAATTTGAAACAGAATATCATTTAAATTGTAGGTTGCAGATTGTTGCGATAAACCAAAAGCAAAATCGTACCGCATATAATAATTACTTGTATAATCAAAATAATTTTGCAAGGGCTGTAGCTTTAATGCAACCACCCCAGCAGGTAAAATGGGATAATAAACTTCTTGTTTTGTCGTTTTTCCATTTACCGTCATGCCCAAGATATTATTATAGTGATCTTGCGCGACTGCTAATGCAACAAAAATTACTTTGTTTCCGGTATTATTCAATATAATATTATAAGGTTGAAATTGAATGTCAGCAGCTTGTACAGATTTTATAGTTATAAAAACAAGCGCGAGCATAAGGCTTAGACCAATTATTATTTTTTTCATTTGGTTGTCCCATTGTAAGTTTGATTTTTAAACGTCAAATATAATATTAAATTAAATAAAATTATTTGTCAATTTTTATTTCAATTATTTTGCGGCTTCGCGTCCAAAATAAAACCCGCCTATCATAAATACCCATGTTGGAAACCAAACGGGCATATATAAACCACGCAACTCTTGAATCTTACTGCTCGTCCAACTCGCTAACCCAAACAAAAAGCTATGATGCGTGATAACAGGAATGGAAACTGCTGGTACATTTTTGTAAATAGAGATAATTGCAACGACAAATAATGCCATTATCATAAAAGGAACTGTCCAAGCAAGGACGCGCCGTGTAATGCCGACAAACTTGCCCGTCATCCCTCGCGCCGATTTTACATCATCAAACGCCCTTTTCTCTTGAGCATCTTTAAAAGTAATATTACGTAACCGAATGTCATGATCTCGTTTTTTATCTTGTTCGGTTTTTGGCGCGGCTGAAAGCGATTGAATAACGCTCATCAAACCCGCGTTTTTTGTGGCGGAAACGCCAATACCCTTGCCGATGAAGCTCATTACGGCTGACAATACAAAGCTGCCACCGCCCGTTAAAATATCTAATGGAATATTGCCTAACATTATTTATACATCTCCGAATTATAAACATTTGATCTGTCTGAATTATTAAGTTTTTGAACCGATATAACGGGTGGTGCGCGATAATAATTAACTAGCCATAACTGCCATGCGCCTTCTAAATATGAAATACGCTGATTAAAATTGTTCATTTGAGAATCAATAATCAATATATCCGTTTTAACTGTTGTACTAAAATTGGCAAATTTTGAGTTCACTTCATCTTTTGTAGCAAATATAATTAAACCGTCTTTGATTCTATTTATTTGTACGCTATTTTTATCGTCTGAACCATCAAGTTTTTTTATACTTGCACTATTATCAGCGATTTCAGCTTTGTTTAATGAAATTTGGATATAAATTTGCTTATCAGATTGTTGTTGCGCTCTTATTGCATCTGACTTTGTAGCTTCAATACGATGATTGCTAATAATAATTGAAACAACAAGTCCACCAATGGCCACAAATAACCCTATATAAGTTATTATATTTTTTGATCCATTGCCATTTTTAGCGTCCATTATGGTATATCAGCACCAACAAAAGACTGGATAATAATGCCCAACGCATCATCACTTGATGATACAAAGCCCGATGCCGATTTTGCAATAATATTATATGTACAAGAATCGCCAGCATCCGGTTTGTAATGAATATTTGCGCTAAATATATTGAATTGGACGATATCAAAAATAGTAGCAGGGACGCTCACGGGCGTATTATTTAAAAAATATTCATCATCAACCACGACAGGGTCAACAATTGCATGGTATTCTTGATTTGCGGCACTTTTAATCAAAAAACTTCCAAATGAAAAATTACCCGCCACTTTTGCTTGTATTTTAAACCAGGGGGTACCGGATGAACCGTTCCAAAATAATCTCAAACAGTCATCTTCATAAATATCTTTATCGGTGGTTCCCGCAAAATGATTGGTTGTTCTAAACGCTTTCATAATTATTGGTATATTTGTTCCAACAATGTGTAATTTACTCATTAATAAATCCCCCTGCTAATTTAACAAATGTAGCCGTTAATTTAATACACTCGACAAACTCAAAACGTGTTATATCGCCATTGTCGTATATAATATGCCCTTTGATACTATAATGGTCATTGATTGCAATAAGGTCTAAATCACTGTCTACATTGCCATCATCAGTTAAAAATCCAGTGGCGGTCGGTATAATAGTTTGCTTGTCTGTTTTAGCCCCAAATATTATAACAAACGGATTTGGCACAGCATTGACAGTCGCTGATATTTCATACCAGATTTGCACATCATTTGCGCCTGTATTCGTTATTTTCAATTGATTGTCTGTAAAATCATAAATCAATTCTATTTTTTCTAATGGATCATTGGCTGCCACAATTTCAGCAATGAGCATATCACTCGTCTCTGGTACTGTAATAGATGTGCTCAAATTGCCCAATGCTTCTAATTCATCTAATAAAACCGGTGAGACATTAAGATCAAGCGCATTGTTGCGATTGTCTTGATTTATGGTTAATGATTGTGTTGTGCTTTCTAAATTTACACTTTCAGAATTCAATAATCGCCAAACTTGTGATTTTGATTGGAAAACAGACAACACATCTCTATCCGTTGTAAAAGAATCGTTATTCCCACCATTTAAAAAATAAAATATACTATTGTCTTCAGTTACAAATAATGTCCGCCCGTCATTATCCTTAAATCCATCTAAATCAGCATTAAAATATTCCCATTCATAATTCAATCCATTTTGACTATTTACATTTGTTCTTAATATGCCAACAGGACTGCCCCCCTGCGGTACAGGCGGTGGCGGAAGATTTTGAATAAAATATATAAAATCACCAACTTTTATATGGCTATCAATAATGTTTACAGAAGTATCAATTATTGGCGGAAGATTAGAACTTGTTGTAGTAAGAATATCCATATCCCATAAACTTTCAGCAGCATTAGTAACGTCAATTCTTCCAATAGCTGATGCTCCATTTGTAAACACACGAATAAATATATGCTTTGTTCCCAGTGCATTTTCAGAAAACATAGAAAATTCACTGAACAAAGAAGCTTCTGTAGATACATTATTAACAGGTGGTGTTATATTAAACGTTTCCAAAGGTCCTGCGCCTTCAAGAGAAGTATTTGAAATATCATAACGCAAAACATTTACCCCCACTGTGGCCGGCGGGGTTTCTTGGCTATAAATAAGATAAAAATCATCATTTTCTAAAAAATAAGTTATACTTAATGAAAGGTCAGTTAAATCAAAATCGTTTAACGTATGATTAGTGTTTATTACCCTTGCCATTGCAGTGTCGAAATTGAACAGCATGATATATATATCAATTCCATTCCTCACTGCCAAGCCAGATGCTTGAAACGATGAATTGCTCATATTTTGATGTCCATTTGAACCGCTTTGCGCTGCCATAATTCGCATTTCATCCATTGATGCAAGTTCTGCAAACGGAGGTGGCGCACCAGTACTTATGCTGCCAAAAAATTGATCCGCTGTTAGATAAGTTGCGCCCTCATTATTAGAAACGCTAAAATTTGTCGTAGGAAAACCAATGGGTACAATAAAGAAATCATTATAAACATGGGCTAAATTTCCACGACCATCAGCACCAGGAGTAAATGCGCCTGAATTTTGAAGAGAAAAAGACGCGCCGCCATCTGTTGATTTAAAAACACTGCCATCATCTGCTAACGCAAGAAAATCATTTCCAAAAACTTGAAAACCTTGAAAATTTGCTGCTCCAATAGGATCAGTATTTACTGATTGTCCTTGAACCGGATTAATATTAGTATTCTGTTCAAGTGCTTGATAGCGATTTTCATCATCTGCAATGACTACCGCGCCTATTTCATACGTTACAGTTTCATCCCAGCAAAGATTTGCACCAAACCGATTAACATCAAAACTCAAAGCGTATACTTGATTTAATGAAAAATTAAACGTAGTTCTGCGCGGAAAATCACCCAAGCCTTGTGTTAGGGTGGCACCTTCGGCATCCGATGTTCTAAGCTCCGTTGCTATATTTGGCGAACCGGCAGGGATAATGAAAAAATCAACGGTAGACGTTGTACCGGTGCTTGCGCTTTCAACCTTAAATTGAGTTGTTGCATTTAAATATTTAACAACAACAAATAAATTTACAGCAAGCATTGAAGCTTGTAAGGCGCTGGCCACTTCATCAAATGTAGTAACACCTGTAAAATCAGGGTTAAATTCAGCGGTTACGCCATCAATCGTACATTTTCCAAAAGACGTGTCAGTAAGCACGGCGAAAGAATTAACTGTCGCTACAAGCGGTGTATTGCCAAGAATAAAAGCATGAGTGACAGGGGCGCTCATTGATGGAGGGAACCCGCCATCTACAGCATACGGCGGCGCTGTTCTATCACCGCTATTTGCCCATACATCATCAATTGTTGTTATAACGCCTTCAGGTGTTCTGCTCATTGAATGTCTCCTAGTTGAGTTGCAAAGGGCGCTTGATCGAACCCTTTGCCAATGCCGTCAAAACCAAATAAATCGCCATCAGTTGGTATAGTAATTACATTGTACAATTTACCAGCCGGCCTTATAGGCAAACCAGTTGCTATTATATCAGATATTGTCTGTGTTGTTAAACCGCCTCTATCAATAACGATAGAAGCTGTCATATCAAAACGGTCAATTATAAAACCATTTTGATAAGCAGCTTGCAATACTTTATTAACAAAAATAGCCGTATCGTCAAAAAACAATCCTAAAATAAATGCTTTAATCAATTTTAAATAAAAAACATCATCAGGTATATCATTAACAAAGTCTGCGTCTCTAATCAAAGGACGCGGATAACCAAAGTTTTCGCCAAGAACATCTAAAAAGAAACTCCCCGCATTATCCAAATTGATACTATTTTGAATTTCTTTTAAAACATTTATTTGCTCGGTTTGTAAAATTATAAAAATATCATCAATTAGTGTTTGTAACTTTTCGGCATCGTTATATTGCCCAATAAGCAATGCATTTAAATCAGTTAATTGTAAATTTTGAACACTGCTCATGGCGCAATTGTCTTTATAATAGTAATATTGCTTTCAAGCAATAATGAAATTTCGTCTAAATTAATATTAATATCAAGCGGTTCAAGCAAACCACCTCGGGAAATTAACAAACTATTAACTTCAAATCCTACAACTTGATTTATGGGCGTGAATAACCTGCTAAATCTTACATTTTCAGCAATGCCTATTCCGCTTGTATCAAACCCTGAATTATTGGTATCAAACGTTCCCTCAAAATAATCTAATAAATTTTGTGTAATTTGCGCATCGCCATCAGATGGGTATGTGTTATCCGTTGTAATGTTTAATTCAATAGTAATTTCAACTTCTGCCGTTTCAAAAAATCGCACTTCAAAATTAATTGCATTTGTAAAATCAACAACGGGAACTACTGTTGAACCGGTAAAATTAGTGCCTTCTGAATTTTTAAGCGCTAAAGTTAAAGCAATGTCATTAACATCACCGCCCAAAACAGACGCGCCAATACTATGCGGCAATAGTGTAACGCCTTCAACAACCTTATCTACACTTGTAAAGTTATCAAAAACACGCGCATCAGTAACGTCAGGGATAGCTTTTAACGCCGCATCAATTGCGGATTTATAACCCAACGCATTAACAGTAACAGAATTTTGATAACGAGTTCTTAAAGTTAAATTTTCTTCAATGTCCCGACCCGTTACGCCATCTGCTGGATTATTGACAGTTTCCCAGCCATTAACAGCCGTTGCCACTTGATTCAATGTATCAGCTTCAATAAATATTTCACCCTCGTCAACGGCCTCAAATGAACCAGAAGCGGTGCCTGAAACATTAAGCTGCACAGTGCTCAATAAACTAAATTCATTATTTTGACTATCTTTTGCTTTTGACCCCGCCGGTATTACAGTAAATGCAACGCCCGTCAAATCACATTCAACAATTGTTTTAATTTCTGGGTTTCTTGTTAAATTAAGGTTAGCTACAACGCTATCCAAAGCAATGCCTACTGCTTGTTTGAATGAATAAGAATTACCAACATCAACTACGCCCTGATCTGACTCTGTGAAAGATTCTGCTAATAATCCAATAAGCTGTCCTTGCGGTGTTTGCGGATCAAGATTAACATTATCACCCAATGCGTTAATAAACGCTTGATTAAGCAATGCTACGTATTCATCAAGTGTTGTTGTTTGTATGCCTGTCGGCGTTATTACTGCCATTTTATATCTCGTTAATAAAAATAAAATCAAACGTACTAAAAACAGAAGCTATTTGTGCATTGTAAGTATAAGTGCGCGTGTCTCTAATAAATTCTGCATTGACATCATCCAATCTGATTATTTCGGTCTCTTTTAATATTTCACTATTAATAATATTTGTAATGACAGATGTTTCTTCTGGATTGTTAAAAATAATTTGAAAATACGGCACTCCAAATGTCCTATCAAGGAACCATTCGCCAAGAAATGTATCAAGACGTTGTTGCAAACGAAGTCTTAAACTATTCAAATCAACAACAGTAGCAAGGTTACCTTGGTTATCTAAAAAAATATCGTTTTTGTCTGCTGTTGTGTTTATTGTTATCATTATTCAGGAACACCCGTATTGCTACTGCCGGTTTGTACGCCACCATGAACGTGTCCGGTTAGAGATATACCGCTATCACTCATAAAATCAGGAGCTTTGATTGTTACATTAGTTTCAAATAAATTATTTGTTAATGTAGCTGTTGCGCCGTCTACAGATAATTTTACTTGATTATCGCTAACAATGACAGCATTTTTACCATCATTCGTTTGTAACGATGCCGAATTATCATCAGCTGGTGTTATTTCTAATTGACCAAAACCTGCAATTGCTACAGCACTGTCAATTGACATAACGCTATTATTGCTTGATAAATTTATTTTATAATTTTGTTTAAAATTTTCAATTCCACGCTGTGAAAAAACAACCATAACACTGTCGCCTGATTTTAAAGGCAAAAATATACTAAAACCGGCTGCCGCTGGAAACAAAACAGGCACGTTCAAAAGCTGTTGTATTTCCCTAGTCGTGCCGTCTGTTATTTCCCGTTGTATTGCTAAAATTATTGTAACCCTTCGCTTTGCCGAATCAAATGATTGTACAATAGCAGGAAGCGCGGTATATAATTTTTCTTTTAGCCTGTTTTCAAAAAATGACATTAATTCGGGCATTGTTTCTATTTTTTGATCTCTTGAAATATTGCTCATTATTCGCTCACAAAATTAATAGCTTCAACTTCTGTTGAAAATTCACCTTGTTCATTATCGCCTCTATGAGAAATTGAAATTACTTTAAACTCACCTTCAATTGTTTCTGATTTTATTTTTATTGTTGATGATAAAGATAAATTAATGTTTAAAAGAGTTTTAAATCTAACACCACCGCCCTCTGTCCTCGAAGCGGTTAATAACCCAGTACCCGCATTAACAATCACTTTGTTGGAGTTGACTCGCCCACCCGCTTTTGAAAAAATCACTACAGTTCTATCAATTACCCAAGTAACACCGGTTTTAGTTAAAATTTGATCAATTGCATCGCTAGACCGGCCGTCAAATGCAAAATTCAAAAAATTAATATCTGGTATGTTATTCAAACCAATAACAGCCAACCCTACTCCGTCAAGAACATCGCTAACAATTGAACGAATAGAAGCCACGCCAGAATAAAACCTTTTGAAAACCGTTTGATGAATATCAAATATAGCATCTGCTAACGTTATTTTTGTCGTGATATCAGTAGCAACGCGCTGATTATCAACCAACGATTGCTTTTCATCAACCAATAATCGAGTAATTTTGCCAGTAAAAATCAATGACACATTGTCTGCATAACCCGCAAATAATTCAACGCTTTGCCCTTGGTCTCTAATAAAACTTCTTGTTGATTTTGATAAATTGTAAATAGTAATAGTGGAATTAAAAGGTTGAGCAGAATTATTTGTAACTTCAACGCTAAATGTTATTCTAATCGGCTTTATTTCATCAATAGATTGCGGTATTGTAATTTCTTCTTTACCGCTTAAAACTTTAACTTGAATTTTTCGATTAAAAAAATCAGCCATTATTCACCTGCTAAATCTTCAGGCGATAAAAAATAGAATTTATGTGTAATATTAAGATTGTCAATAGTGAATGGTTCGTCTGGTTCGGTCGTAGACAACGCTGCAAAATTTCCGGTGAATAATGTTTGATTGATCAATACATTAACAGCCGTATTGATACGTTGGTTTTGCACAATAATATTTCCAACATTAATATCAGTCAACGTTAAATAAAAAGCACTTGAGATATCTTCCCAATCTACTTGTACTGTTACTAATTGATTTGAAAGCGATATATCTAAAGATTGATGAGCAGTTGATAGCAAGGGGATAATTATTGGCATTAGCTTATGAACCCCAACTTAGTTAAATCAGGCAACGAAAACTGCTGTATAAGAGCTTTTTGCAATCCGTTTTTTTGAACACTGTACTGATTTTTAGCGGGGTTGTCATCTCCAGAAACTTGCGCGGGAGTTATTTTATCATCTTCTACGGAAACGATATTAATTCGCTTCAATGATATAGTAAATGTCCCAGCCCCGCCCGTTTCAACATCTAAAGGGTCGCTATCTATATTCTCAATAAGCATATTGTCATAAATTCGCGCATTAGTGATGACTTTTAATATTGTTTTATTATCACCTGCCGTAATTAATTGCTGAAACCCATTTTGTATTTTAGCTTGATCTTTTATTGAAATGCGATTAAGAATAGAATTTAAATTAGAAATGTGACCTGATAAAGTTAATATTTCGGGTTGCTTAACAGAATGATCTGAAATATCAGCGCCGCTTTCAACAGAAAACGATGTGATATTATAATCAGCGCGATGTTTTTCGTTAATATATAAATCAACGCCGCTCACGCCAATGATGCTAACATTGTTATTGCCGTAAAATATAGCATTAAATGTTGATTGCAAGCCCATAACTAATTTTTTATACTGCTATCTAAAGTCAATGCAGCACCTCTTATATGTTGTTTCAACGTTTTATTTACCTGATCTGCAACGGCAGACGGGTCAGCTTGATTTGAATTTATTGTCATAGTGATATTGTTAGTTTGCGCTGTTTTGTTTCCTTGTGGACTAACTAATTTCGAAAAACTTGATACTGTTGGATCGCTTAAAATTGGTTTAAATTCACTTTTAAATTGTTTCTTTTCTGTCGGATTTACAATGCCTGCATTTTTAGACCCTTTTGTTTTTTCAAAAAGATTTAAAAACTTCTTTACAATACTAAGCGCTTTGTTAAATTCTTTAACAATAAAATCAACCACTTCAAGCACTATTTTTTTAAAAAATTTAAAATTTAAAATTATTGCAGCTATTACTGCAACTATTGCAGCGAAAACAAGAAGAACAGGGCTAAATATTGCTGAAATAATCTCAAGACCAAGAACAGCCGCTCGCATCAATTCAATTGAAAAAGTTATAATCTTTATTATTGGACTAAGCAAAAGCAAAGCTAACTTAAATGCTTTAACAGCAAGGGTAACACCGATTAAAGTTGCGCCCAATGCAGCAACAACGCCGATTGAATTCTGTAACGCCTTGCTTGAATTTAAAAGCATAAATAATTTGGTTAACAATTTTACAAACGGATTTAAAGTAGTTAAAATAAGTTGACCAATTGTTTTGGAAAAATCACCAACTTGATCTTTAAGCGTGATAAACGAACCCGACACTGTGGTTGCATTTGCGGCAGCAATGCCCTTTAATTTTTTGGTTAATAGATCAAGAACTAATTGAACAGCTTGTGCTTGATTGCCCGTTTTATCCATAGCAGCTAATTGTCCTTTAAATGAATCAGTTACTTTAATGCCGGCTGCCGAAAGTAACCCTAATTCTCCTCCGGTTCTAGATAATGAGGAAATGACTACTTTTGCTGATCCAGCAGCGCTTTGTTTTGTCGCCGCTGATAAATTTAAAATAATCTTTTGTATTTGAAAAAATTGCGCTTTCGTTTTTGCTACGCCAGAAAGAATTAAAGGTTGTGAAATTCCCCCCAATATTTGTTCATCGCCAACTTTTGTTAATTCTTCTTGTTTATCAGCGAAAGCTTGTAATTCTTTCAAACTAACGGGAGCTGCTTTGCCTACATTTTTTAAAGATTGTGTTAAGTTTTCAACGGCTTCTTGTTCGTCTGTAAATGCGTCAATAGATTTAAATACTGCAAAAGCGCCTACTAACCCAAACAATACGCCTTTCAATGATCCCAATCGCGCATTTAAGAAATTAGTAGAGCGCCCAAGTTTTGACAACCCTTTTTCTGAATCTTTAAGGCCTTTAGTATCAGCCGTATATTTAAGTTTAGTTATAAGGGTGGTAATAACACTAGTTGCCATTATTTATCCCTGTTTTTAGATTGTTCATGCGCATAAGCTCTATTATCATTTTCATTTTTAACATGCAATATTTCAATGATTAAAAAAATATCTTTTAATGTTAAATTAAACAAATCAATATAACGACAACCATCAGCCGCAACAACAGCGCCAAACATTGGCTCTATATTTGTTGTAGTTACAACTGAAAACTCGTTTATTTTTGACTTAAATCTGAGAGCTTTTTGTTCAACGATGAAAAAAAATTTATGATAATAAATCTAATACACAGTTCGTAAATATCAATTGCTTCAATCATGCTCCCTACTTCTTCTTTACAAATCGTTAACGGCTGTGGTTTAATTTCAGCGCCTGATTTATTATAATAGGAAACTAATGTATTTTCAAAAATGACAGGAAATATACTATCTTCTAAAAAAGCAATATCGATATTTGATATCAATGCAAGGAGCATTAATGGGGTTAGGTCGCCATCATTTGAATTTAAATAATGTTCTATTTCTTTCAATCCATCTGATAATAATTCTTTGCCAATAAGCACTTTCAAAAAATTAGCACCCTGAAAAGCATTTAATTTTTTACATGAAAATTTTACTTTACCAATTTCAAAATTAGTAGCTTCAAATTTTTTAAATTCATCTAAATTGAAAGCCATATATTACCTCTGCAATTGAACATATACCGGCAATGATGTTTCGCTCATAAACAAGAAAGACATCACTGATGACGCATCAGCGGCGGGGGATAGCCCTGTTGTAGCTTGATCAACAGAACAATTTAATAATTGATGCGTTGATCCGGTTTCAACATATTTAACAAGCATATCGAAAGTTCGCAAAATCCCCTGCCCATGCAACGACACAACATCCGTCCATTGCGCGGCTTCAAAAGAAGATGATAAAAATTTCAATGTAAACGAAGTTCCTTTATCGCCGGATAATGCTCGTTGATATTGTCCGCTTGAACCTTTTTGCGTACTCGTAACCTGTTTAGCATCTTCAAAAACTAACGGATCGCCTTCAGCAAACCCTGCCATTGGTTCTGTCGGGTTGAAAAACTCTGGCAAGTCTAAAACAAATATCTGGGTAGCGACTGGGGATACTGCACGAGGCATAATATATTCTCCTAATTCTCAAAATTAGCATTTAAAATAACTTTCGCAACAAAACCTTTGAATTTAGCCCATAAAAAGTAAGGCGGCAATTCGCGCTCATCACGCTGCTGTTGGGTTTGTTGGGTTAATGGTGTTGCAAATAATAAATAACCAATAGATGGCAAGAAACCACTAAAATTACTATTGCCAGTAGTAGCAATAATGTCAGCTTTCATTGTAGCGCTAACGGGTACTACGCTTGCGGTTGCGCCATCAATAATAAAACCATTGGCTATAGCTCTATTTGCAACATTAGCAATAACGCCTTGAACAGCCGCTTGACCATTAACATCATTACCAACAAGACGACTAGATAATAAATTAAATATTTCATCGTTTACAGTCGGAACAAACCAACCATAAAGAGCAAAAACACTATCGCTAAATAAATTAGGCGCTGGCTGTACACCTTGCGCATAAAATGGCGCTGCTGCAAATTCAGCATAATAATTAACTTTATTAGTATCTAACGTTTGTTTGCCGGTTTGGTCAAACGTATCTGGTGTTGTATCAACAAGTCGTGCAAACTTCATGCCGCGCAAACCATTATCAGCATCGAAATTGATGGAACTTAAATAAGCGGGCGCTGCCACATGTTTATAGTCTTGTAATGCGCTAAAAACAACAGCCGGTGTTTGTAATTCTAATGTTTTTAAATCAAAACCCAAAACATCCGTTTCGTTAGGCAGGAGATTTGCCAAATCATCATCACCCCAGAAAGTCATTTTAAAATTTGTTTCTCGTTGTGCTTCAAGCGCGGATGATATATCAATTTCATCTTGTCTTGAAAATGTTGAAAATAATAACGTATTATCAAACATTACTAAATCACTTGGCGGAGCGCCATTTATAATATCAAGCGAGCCTTGAACATTTGTATCCGCATTTGCACCTTGATTAAGGATTGCGCCATCTGCTTCTGTCAAGCCCATAAAAGCAGACAAATCAACGAACGCAATAGTAGTGGGCGGTAGGCCAAAACTTAATGTAGAAGATGCGCCTGTAGTGTCAGAAACTATATTAAAACGACCCGAAGTGGCATCGAATGTTGTTGTAATGCCCAATGAAGCTGCATTTATAGCGGTCGCTACATCTGCGAAACTTGTAACGGTTGTGAAATCAGGATGTATATCTTCTTGTAATACAGAATCGACAACTAAATTAAAAGCAGCGGTATCTGTTATTGCGACAAATTCACTGACTGTTTTTGTATTGACAGCGCTTTCAAGTACCGCCGCTACATTTGCTAGTAAAAACCTTGCAACAATAATTGATTTAGGTATAGGGTTTTGGTTAAACCATTTTTCTAATGCAATAAATGGCGCAGATGAACTGTCAAAAACTTCTTCTACCTGACCAAATGTGTCGAAAGTTTCATATTTATTTGCATTAGTCCCCAGCGTTGCATCTACCGAAGTAAACAAACCAACGCCTATGCCTTGCACATTTACATTTTGTGTGAAAAGCGATATATTAAGTTCTAAAAAATCTCTATTTGATAATGCCATCTTTTTTACCGCCTAGGTTTCTATAAAAGGTACAAAGCTTGTAATTGCCGCCCTATCTATTTGACTATCTGTGCTTTGAGCAAACTCAAGCACTAGATCAACAATTACACGCTTTTCTATTGTGCTATCCACAAGCGTGTCAAATTGATTGATATTTGTCAAGGACAATATACTAAATTCTTTAATTATCATATCTAAGACACCGGCGGGCGAGCCAATATAATTGCGCAAATCCACAACCATATCATAAGCATCTATATTGTCTGTTCGTTGATATATTTGCGCTTGAAAATTTACTAAAAAGGTACTGTTTGTTTCTATATCTAAAATAGTATCATCACCAGAATTAAGTGTTTTTGTATTGCTTGGCGCAAAATCTTCTGTTACGCTTGATATTTGCAATAATGCAATATAATCATTTTCTGGCGCACCTGCTTTTTCATTCGCTCTAATAACTTGCAAACCTGTCGCCGTTGCAATGAACGCCATCAATCTGCTTGTAAGAGTTTTTGTGGATAAAATTGCCATTATTGATTATCCACTCGTTTCAAAAATACCTTTTGCTGTGGCTGAACAGTATCACGCCAGTCTTCTACTTGCTTCACATAATATAAAACATTTTTATATCTAATTTGATCGGGTTGTTCTTGCTGAACAGTTGATTTTGTAGCCATTATATCAAGCAAAGTATCTGTAAATATAACAGCGTCAACGTCTTCCCGTTCTGCTGCAAATGTATCAGTACGCCCTGCTGCGCTGCCTATCGGCTGGAAGTTTACGTTAATTTGACTTTCTATAACGACTGTAGATATCGAACCATAATTATCGGGATCGCTAATATCATCATCCCGAGTAATAACAGTTTGTATCAAATCTGCAAGGGCGGGGTATAAAGAAGAACAACAGCTCATTTTTTCTTATCCGTAACTTTAAAATCAACACTACGCCTCATTAAGCCCGTATCAATCAATGGGGTATCCTTTCTGCCTTTTTTTGTTTTAGCACGTATTGTTGCTGGCGAATTTGGTTTAAAACCACCCGCCGTTACTTGTTTTACAATTGTATTGCGCAGTATAATAGCCAATTTAGTCACTGCTTTTAATTGCTCTTCTCGCGTCAATTTTTTAACAAATAATTCTTTCTCAAGTTTGATTTTCTCTTTTTTGAAACGCGCTAGTGCTTGAGTAAAAAAAGGACGCTGAGGAACTCCAAGACCAAAGTTATTTTTTTTTGCAACTTCAGCAACAGGTGTCCCATCGAGGTATTTGTCTTTTGGAAAAAAACCAACTTCGGCATCGTAAGTAACGCCCTTTGTTGTTTTTATCTTTTTTAAAACCCGTTTTAATTTTTCGCCACCGGTAGTTGTGACTTTCCAAATGCCAATAATTACAGCCCTTATTAAACAGTAAACATAGCCGCGCCATAACCTTGCGCTGCATCTCTAAATTCTAAATATTTTATACCATAGGGGGTTGTAATGTACATATTATCTTGTGGTCTTCGTACAATTTCTTTAAAGCCTCTGTTTATCCCGCCAATATTTATTGTATTAGCCGCTACCGCACAGTTTGAATTAGATGTAGTCGTTGGAGAATCGCTTGTATTTGTATTCAAACTTAATGCGCTTGATACAAAATGAGCAGCCAAATACAAAACACCATTTGTACTTTGGCAATTTATATTCAATGCTTCATCGATGAATGTTGTTACGAATGCGTCATCCTCGCCGTCAAATTCAGGGAAACGCACTCGGAACAACGGCAATAGAATAACCGGTGTTAATGCCATTGTCAATACCTAATCCGGTTTGGACGGGTCTGTAGGCTCAAGCGGCTCAACTGGCTCAGACGGGTCAGCCGGCTCAGGCGGGTCAGCCGGCTCAGGGTTTACAAAATCATTTGGATCATATTCAATAACTTTACTAATTTCAAAAGCAGATTTAGGCTTTGCATTCAACAATTTATCAATAAATATTTGCTCTGATTTGCTTTCAGCAACGACACAGCATCTAATAATTGATAGATTCTTAATTTCTTTTACCAATTTATTGCGCGTTATATGCCTAGTTTCTTCAGGAAACAAAACAATATTTTTAGAAAATGTATACCTAGATTTTAAGTTATTAACTAATTTCATAATTTCTCCCGTTAAATACCATCACGATAAGCCATCATTTTCGGTTGTTTAATACCGATAGGGCTGTGGGCATAGAAAAATGGTATTTCAGTTACAAGATCACGTTGTTG